CACTTGCAAACTACAAAGTGTGGGCGGGCATATCCGGCACGGGCGAGGATACTAAACTCACGCTCATGCTCGAAGCGGCATCGGCGGAGATTCGCCGGTGGTGCGGGCGCAACCTAACGAACGGCTTTGAATCGGCAACACGTACAGAGAACTACGACGGTACAAACGGGCCGACGATTCAACTTATCGAGTGGCCGATTACGTCGATTACATCGGTTGCCGAGCGTACGGCGGATGGGACTAGCACCACGCTCGCGGCGACCACGTACCGCGTGCAGGCCACCACGGGCATCCTATCGCGGGTGGATGTAGAGCGGGGGCGGTTTACCGGATATAACAACGTGGGCGGCATCGACGCGGTGTGGGGCATTGACCCCAACTTTATCGACGGTTTCCAGAACATCGTTGTGGTGTACGTTGGCGGCTACTCAACAATCCCATCGGACCTGCAAGTAGCGTGTGCTAAGTTAACGGACATGAGTAGGGCAACGGCTGGGGCTAACCTTGCGTTGAACTCTGAATCAATCGGGCAGTATTCGTACACCCGCGCGAACGCGGCGGACTACGAAACCCTGCAACGTAACATCATAAACGCCTACAGATCGGGGGTTGTCTAATGCCCCCCGGACTATCAGGCCCAGTACCGCGTCATTTGATGCGGCAGACCATCACGATCAATAACGTTACGTGGGGTAACGGCGACAACACGGGTCTTACGCCGATCCCTACCACTACGGTGACAAAGACGGTTATGGCGTTCGTGCAACCAACGTCTACGCAGGATACGTTGATTTACGATAAACCATCTAGCACAACGGTACTCGATATGTTCTGTTCACCCACCGATACATCGGGATCGGCATGGACAGCGACACAGAAGGACACGGTTACTTACAACGGAAAGACTTGGAATATTATTGCGGCGTTGTTTGACGCTTGCACCATGCAGAGTTATTACAAGTTGGTAGTTGATCGTGACGAAGACTAATGAGGATTACGCTTACAAATGCCCAAGTGAAGTTGAACCCGGAAGTAATTCGGGCATCGATGCAACGTTCACTTTCCAAGGGCGTGTACGCGGCAGCGTCGGTCTACGCCGCGGGCATTAAAACCTCTATGAAGGGCAAGGCTCCTAGCCCCCCCGGTACACCCCCTGCGGTGCGTACGAACCGCCTGCGGTCTTCTATCGTGGTTGCAAGGGTGCCGGGCAATGACTTGGCGGCGAAAGTCGGCACGAACGTTGTTTATGCCCGTATGCAGGAGTACGGTGGGACGATTAGACCCACCCGTTCTCGGATGCTAAAGATTCCTATCGGCAAGTCTGTACGCGCGACGGGTACGCATCGGGAGTCAACCGTACCGCTGAGGCTCATGGTTACGAAGCGGGGTGCGTTCCTCGTTGCCGATCGTATCCGTAAGCAGAAGAAGCAAACGTTACTTATAGGCACGGACATTCTTTACGTTCTCAAGGCGAGCGTTCGCATACCCGCAAGGCCGTTTATTCGTCCCGCGATGCAGAGTGCGAGTCTGTACACCAAGGCGGCTCAAGCGTTAATGCGTATCACCCGTAACAACTTCAAAGCCGAGTTTGCGGCGTATCTGGAGAAAACATAACATGCTACTCCAAGATTGCTACATCATGGTTGAGAACCGGCTTAAGGCCGACACCGGCGCGGGCGGGTTGTACGAAGATAACCTATGGCAGTACGGGCCGTTCTACTCGATCTACGCCACACCGTCAGCGTTAGATAGGCCCTATTGCGTGTTCTCTATCTCGCAAGAAATCGACCAGTCACAGAGTAGCGACGGGGCGATGGTTGAACTCACGTTCACGTACTACGCCAACAAGACCGCAACGGACGGAACTACCCAACCGTCAGTAGCGATGGACCGAATCTTTGGCGATGCGATATTGCAACCGGGCCGTGTGCCTACGTATGGGTTTCATCGTGCGTTGCTTACGTTACCGGCAAACGGGTACGATGCAGAGGCCGATGCTTGCCAGTGGTTAAGTACCCGCGTTGAGATGATCGACGAGGAAGTGATTAGTTACACCAGCGTTTACAAGTTTGGTATTTCGGCTCAGGCCGCTACACCTTAAGGAGTTATTATGGCCGTTCCGATTATTGTTGTTAACGGGAACCTTTCGTGTGCTACGGCATCGACGGACCTTAACTATTTACTTAACACCGCGATGCGGTTAGGTGCGGACTCTCAGCCGATCGGCAACCTTTCGATTCAGGCGAGCGAGTACGATAACACCCTCGCGGATGGTTCGGGCCTAACCGCGATGGAATACGCGGCGGGGTTGCGGCAAGGTGAAGTTACGTTCGGCGGATTGTGGCCGAAAGCTACGGCACCGCTAGGAAACTCGGGACTGATTACCTACGCGGCGGGTTACGTCCAGCGTGTGACGGCTTACAGCATTACATTCGAGTGGGGCGAAAATGACATAACCACCCAGACGGGAGCGGGCGTATCGTGGCGTACGTTCATGCCGGGCCGGATGCTTACATGGAGCGGTTCGTACACCGCTATTGCTGTCAGCGGCACGGCGGCAAGTTTGCCAAGTACCGGGCTTTCAACGTCGGCGACGTTCAAGTGGGCGGAGACAGGAACAACTGATGGAAGTTTCGCGGGCAACATCATCACCACGCAGCTTAGTCAGAACGTACAAACGGGCGAACGGTCAGACCTGCAATATACGTTTAAGGGTTCCGGTGCTTGTACGCAAACACCGGCTACAACTGGCGCGGGGTTGTTATATTCCACCGCGCGGGTAATGGGACCCCCGGACTGGGATACCACCGGCGACGGTATACCCGATGTAAGCGTGGTACTTAAGGTTGACGGTAGCCGGACGTACACGTTCCCGGCGTTCCTTCGCACGTTGACAGTAACTACGCGGATGGATAAGCCGATGTTGGTTACGGGCACGTTGCGGGCTGCGGGCGAAATCGTTGTAGCATAAGGGGGAATCGTGGCGGATAACACCGTAGGAAAGATTAACTTTCAGGTTGGTATCGACACGAGCAAAGTGGCGGCGGGTGTTGCACAGGCTAAGGCGGAAGCGGAGCGGGTGGCTAACGCTCCGAGTGCGGGCGGTGGAGGTGGTAGGGGTCCGAACATTAACGCCGGATCAGCCTTAACCACTGCGGCATTAACGAGTGCGGGCGTAGCAACCGCTTCAACCGTATCAAACATCGGGAAGGCCGCAGAAGCGGCTACGAACCTTCGCAGTCTAATCAGCCGCATAGCGTGGCCGATTGCACTTATAACTGGCGGGGTTCGGATTGCTCAGTTAATCAATGATGCAAACATCCGCCTAAATGAGTTTAATGACTCAGTAAAAAAGACAGGTGAAGAGTACACAAAGACCGCTGCGGCAATCACCGTCAAGCCTATCGACGATCCAATACGTGAAAAGCGGATCGAAAATGCAAAGGCAGCGGAAGAGGCAATCGCCAAGATTCAGGAAGACTTATTAAAGCAAACCGACAATAAGCGTCTTGTATTCGAGCGGGCGTTCTTTGGTCGGTTGTTTGGTGCCGAGAGTGTTGGCGAAATGACGCGGCAAGCAAAAAGAGGAATCGACAAAATTATCGACGATCAAGAGAAGGTTAACAAAGAACTTGACAAACTTGAAGCGGAAGCACTTCAAAAGCGCGTCGATGCAGAGGCCGAGATACGGCGAAAGGCACGCGATGAGCGGCTTAACGAAAACGCACGGATAGAACGCGAGGCAACGGAGGCTAGTCTTACCGATCGCGAGCGGATCGAATACGATTTTAACAACCGGCTCTATGAGGCTAAGAAGTTACAGGCTCAGGCCGAGTCACAGTTTGAGGTAGACCAAACCACAAGGACAATCGCAAAGATAAACTCGGCACGGTTTAAGGCACTTGCCGATTACGATCGCAAGGTGCAGGAGTCCGCAAGCACGCAAGCCCAAGACTTAACTAAAGCACTCTCTGCGGCTGTAAGTTCGATTCAGAAGTCTAACGCCGAACTCCTACCCGTAAAAGATATTATCTTTTCAATCGAGCAAGTCCGCGAGGGCATCGCAGCGTTGGGGCGGCAGTCTCAGGCTATGGGTAATGACTACGGAGGGGGTGACTTCTAGTGTCTAACTTTATTGGCCCCCTGCTAATCAATCAGAACTTAAGCACCGATCGGCAAGGTGCCTCTGCTATCGTTGAGTCCTACCGGTGGACAGGCCCCGACCGTTTGGCGGCGTTTGCAGACCCCGACTGCCCGCAGACAGGCTCACCCCACCCGACACTACCTAACCTCACCGCCGACCGCGTAGAAGCGTTTGTAGACGTTACGGGCACGGTTATCGTTCAGGTTTCGTACTCGAATGATCGACGTTTTACATCGACTAAGCCGAACGTAAACAATGATACGTACTACGCATGGGGATGGGAACAAGCGACGGTTATTACCCGAGTTCCGTTATACGTCCGCGTACCCGTGGGCATAACACCACCACCCGGAAGTCCGCTACCTAATAAAATCTGGAAGGCTACCGCGTTTCAGATTAAGTCTCAGCGGGTGCGTAGGCCGTTGACAATGCAGGTGCGGATTGCAAACGTAAACGAACTCGATTCGATAGCCGAGCAAACGGATAAGATACACGCGCTGCCCGGTGGGGGCGACCATTTGTTTCTAGGCGGCACGGTTGACTTTATCGAAGGTCAACCCGGCGATGCGTTTCAAACCGTAAAGGTAACTTACACTTGGGAAAAGGATTACGGCACGTTGTACCCCGAACTACCGGCAGGCAGTACCGACTTTTCGTGGGGTTCGCAGCAAAGGTTACAAGGGGGCGTACTGCGGTTGCCTTACAATACGTTAACGGTTGAAAACAATGCCGACCCGCTTACAACCCCACCGGCTACGCGGATGATTCAGCCCTACACACTGGACGCTCAAGGCTGGCGCACGTTGCCGGGGATGGTGCGAGTACGATGACACAGAGGCCACAAACATCCGGCTCGTTCTCGACTGCCGAAATACTCCCCGGCATCGTTCGCTCATTTGCGGGTACTTCACCCGGACCTGCAAGCGGACTTACGTACACGATAGACGCTTACTTCCCGCGTGCGGGGCGCGTCACTCTGGCCGGGCAAACACCCGCGTGCGAACGCAGGCCCGATACCGTGGATGTAACCGCGGTTGCCGCGGGCACCGCGGTTGTGGGCGTGCTATTTGACGGGCAAATAATCCAGTGGATGTTTCGAGAACTCGATGCTTACGCCGAGTGCCCGACCGGAGCGGGGGCGGGCGGGATTGCTGAGATGTTACGGGCGGCTATCGAACGGCAGTTAGAAGAGGAAGCGGGCGGGCCGATTACCGGAACACCGCCGGGCGGCGGGGATAGAGTGCCTTTACCCCCGGTGGAAAACTAATGGTTATATCATTCACCAAAGTAAACGTTGCGGTAGCCGGCCAACTTACCGAATCGGTATCGGGCATACCCGTAGTGGTACAGACGTTTCAGAACGGCGTACCTATGGCCGTGGCATCCGTGCAGGTTACACCCGCACCGGGCCATGCGTGGTCTACTTCGCACGTTACGATTGAGCGTTCCAACACTGCGGTTGAAGGTTCGTGGCAAGCGTTAGAGGCACCGGAAATATTAACATCGTCTAATCCGATGAGTGCGTTAATAACGATTGATTCAGAGTACCTACGGGCGGCTATCACTGGTTCGGCGGAATCGTCCACAAGTTACGTTAACATTCATTTCTATATGCGTCCGGCGACGTAAGGAGTTACTATGTCAGTTGCATTTCTTAACACTGGGGCAACGTCGCTTGCTGCGGCTAACTGGTCAGACACTACGGGCTTTGTCAATAGTGCCGAACTGGTTATCAATGCGGGTGGGCAAACGATCAACAGCGGGCTTACCTACGCACTTACCGAGGGCATCCTATACCTTGACGTACTCTCGGGGTTTAGCGGCACTATCGGCGGTACGTCCGGCTCATTGGCCGTGGAAGGGCGACGGGCAAGTTATGCCGAGGGAACACAGTTGCCGCGTTTGCGCTACGAAGCAAGCGGGGGGCAGATGTGGTACACCGCACAGAGTAGCGAAGCCGACCCCGACAACATGGACTTTGTGTTGGTGAACAGCGGGGGCACGCTTAACTTAACCGGTACGTTTGTACTTCGCCACCTTCGCGTTAGCAGGGGCAATGTCAACGTGGCCGAGGGCGTGAGCGGTGACAGTGCAACGTATGACTGGTACATTGGCGGCGGTAACGTCACGATTGATTACAGTGCTACCCGTCTCTTTGACCTTGACATAGCGGGTGGTACTACCCGGCTCGGGCGTGGCGTTCAGGGTGCATTAAACGCGATGGACGGTCAGGTTATCATTGACGCGGCTGGCGAAACGTTTGCAACGATAAGCCTACTCGGGGCAACGATGCAGGTGCGTAACTGCGGAACGATAACGGACTTCTTTGGTGACTCCGGGCTGTTAGACTTCTCACAGTTGCAAAGGCCGTTAACGATTACGAACCTTTACGATACCCCGACGTTGACGGTTATCCCTTCACCGTTCCTTACGATAACTAACCGATTCCGCACTGGCAACGGAGCAAGCGGGCTTACCTAAGTGGCCGGGATCATCGTAACCAATCGCAAGCGGGCGGTACTCTCGCGGCGTTCTGTATTGAACGTTGGGGGTGCGCCGTGCTGTTGCGAACCGGAAGTGCCGGGAGATTGTGACTGCGATCCCAACGGGACGATATTTAGAACCGCCCTACAAGGTTGCCCGCTAGATTCCCCGAGCGGACTGGGGCCACCTACGCGGCTGGTACGTGTGGAACTTACTACGGCAATGTTCTACGCGGCGGCTATCAGTAGTGCGTTGGTGCCTACGCAACCGGCTTTCCTACTTGAACAGCGGGCATCTATCTATCAATCGTTGAGTGCATGTGTTACGTCGCGTGGTATCGTGTTCGCGTTGCCGGTTCTGTACGCGGCAAACTTCCAGCAACGATCTAACCAGTTGATTTATAACGGCGATGATGAGAACATCGAACGGGGATTCTACGGGGCAACGATCGAGTCCGATGGTTCGGTGGGGCCGGATCGCGTGGGCGTGCTGCCCGACTTCACACCGCCGCACAGTGTTATAGATCGCACGCAACCGCTACAGGGCGTTGTGCCGTGGTACAACTTCAGCACGCTAGAACGTTACCCGGGAAACGAGCCGGGGCAGTTTGGCGGCTACCCGAGCTTTGCATCCCCGTGTGCGTACATGGGCGATCGGTCTACCACTAGGCCCAATAGGTTCGGCGGTCCAGTTGCCGAGTACGCTCAGACGTTAGGTTATAACTACGTCGATGATGCCGCAAGCGGGGGGCTGACGTTATCCGCTACCGAAACGTTCCGGCAAGGTCCGAACTATTCATGGTCGCGTAGTTGGATCACTTCGATAAACTGGCGGCGGACGTTCTCGCTTTGCACGGGCGGGACGGATTCCCTCACGCTTGGCCCGCGTGGATGCTCCGATTGCGGCGACCCCTCGCGTATCGTTATCGAATGACGCTCTCCCGCGCGTGGGTTGCCCTAGAAGGTGCTGCCCGCTATCTGACACTTCCCCAAGTTGAGGCACCGGTAGCCGATGCACGCGCCCGCGTTTGTGCTGTTTGCCCCCACCTAGTCCACGGTCGCACGCTAGGCATCGGGCCGCGTGGGGGGTACTGCGGGAAGCCCCTGCAACCAAACCCCGCTACGGGCACCTGCGGCTGTCTAGTAACGTGGGGGGCGGATGATTCCCC